GTCAACTATTCAGCAGGACAGATTTCATTAACAAATTTTGCGGTTGCTGCATTGAGCACACAGCCAATCAGTGTCTATGCAATACCACTCATCAATGATATCTACAGCACAAACAATACAATTTTGATTATTGACAATCAGAGTATTACTGTTACCACCCAAGCTGATATTACAGTAAACGCATAACGATGCCACTACCAATTGCACCTACAGGCGTTACTGCTACAGCCACAGCCAACAAGGTATTGTTGGTCTGGACTGCTGTTTCTGGCGCAACATCCTATAACATTTACAGAGCAACTATTTCTGGACAAGAGGGATCAGTTCCTGTCTATACAGGAATTACTTCAAATAGTTACCTAGATGTTTCTGTTGTAAATCTTACCACCTACTATTACACAATCACTGCACTCAATGGGTCTGGTGAAGGTCCACAATCTACTGAAGTCAGTGGAACACCAGCTTATACGAGCTACAACACTGGAAACAACTTTAAGAGTGTTCTCCCATTTCTCCCAAACCTCATCATTACTCCATTAAAGAGTCCCGAATTTGATCAATTTTCTGAATTGATCACTGCTTATTATCAATGGTTGGAACTGCCCGGAAATGTTCTTGATCAGCTTAACTCATTAGATTCGATAGCAGACTCTTCTATTGGTGGACAAGACCCAGATTGGTATCCATATTTTGCAGCTGAAAATTTGCCATTGTATCCAACTAATGTTCTTGTCAACAAAAGAACACTACTCAACAACATTGTCAATGAATATTTGTCAAAAGGAACTGCAGCATCTCTTCAGTTTCTATTCAAAATTCTCTATAACGTTCCAGTCACAATAACGTATGCAGCACCGGGTGTTACCACATTCAACCTAGTTGAAGATACTCTCATTGTTGCAACATCACCACTATCAGATTCTCCTGTCTCACTCATTCCTTATGCTTCATACAACCTATTGTTGGTTATGGCAACAGGTCAAGGAAATTATTCAGATGGTGAAATCGTGACTCAGTCAAATGGATTTACTGCACGAGTCATCTCATGGAATTCTATAACAAGGGAATTGCTACTCAATGGTATGTTTGAAGGTCAACAAGTATTGGTTAAAACTTTTAATGTAACAAATCCACTGACAGGAACCTCATCTCATGCAACTTGGTTATTTGGTAGCAAATATAGCAAACCAATCATGATTGATTCTGGTGATGGAAATCTCATAGCTCAATTTACATACTTCATAAATTCGTCACTCGACCCATCAGTTTATTCTGCTGTAGTCAAGGCCACTGTGCATCCAGCCGGAACTAACTTCATCGGCATTGTGACATAAATAATAGAGACTTTAACAGAAATATCAATGGAAAATAAAACATTTACTGCATTACAGGTTAACACTGGCTTAGGACAATCAGCACAAGCATCGTTCTATGTTTCTGGAACTGGTCTTGCTACTCATGCGAATGTCTATGGGTCTAATGTTGTCGGATCACCTCTAACTCAACCAATTGCAACAGATGCAAATGGTCAGGTTTCTGTCTGGTCTCCGAATGGTGATGTTGATGTAGAGATGGTTCCTAGTGTCGGTGCAACAAAGTTAATCGAAAACGTAACATTCTATGACGTTGTAGATGATACATCAATCATCAAAACAATTTCCTCAGTAGGTTCTGGGTCTCCTGTTTATGATGCTGCAGCTAGTTCTGGAAGCATGGCAGCATTTAAAAGTGTTGCAGCAGGAGCTAATGTCACAGTCACAGATTCTGGAACCACCTTAACTATCGCTTCTAGCAATCCGGGTGGAACTGTTACTGGCGGTGCTAATGAGGGAGGTGCTCACACTGTTTTAGACACTGGTGCATCAACATCTTCAACATTAATTTTTAAGACAATTGCAGCAGGAGCTAATGTCACAGTCACAGATTCTGGTAGTGTTTTGACGCTGGCAGCGAATACTGGTGGTGGTACATTGAATCCGGCCACAAATGGTTATCAAGTATTTCCTAGTGGTCTTGTGATTCAGTGGGGACAAGCAGCGATGGGATCAGTAAACACAAATGTTCCAGTAGTGTTTCCTGTGGCTTTTAATAATGCGTTCTTACATGGAAATTTCACTGGAGACCATAATGACGGACTTGGTGATAGTCAAAACAGCATCAATTCACCAACTACCACTGGTATGAACCTTGTTCCAACGGTTAGTGGTAATACCACATTATATTGGTTTGCAATAGGACACTAAGGAAATATAGTAATGACCAAGAGATATGCAGTCGTTGACTCAAGTGGATTTGTTACAGCATTTTATTCAGATGACTGTAACAAAAATATTCCTACAGCAGCCATAAATATTACTGAAGCTCAGTGGCAACAGTGGATTTTAAATTCACAGACACTGGCATGGCAGAATGGTGCTCTTATTGCTGCCACAAAACCAGCGATTGTTCTGACAGTAGCAGAATATAAAAGAAAAGCTCAAGCCCTCTTGAATATATCTGACAGGGTGGCATTGAGATGTATCAAGGCTGGAGTAGAATATCCAGTAGTTTGGCATAATTATGATGTGGCTTTGAGAGCGATTATTTCAAATCCAGCACCAGTCACAACGAATGCTTTACCAACTACACCACCATATCCAGCTGGAACATAACAACGAGAATAATAAGTGGAAGCAAAAACCTATACAGTCATTAATCCCGGAAACACTGTAGCATCTGGTAACAGCGTCTACTTCTATGAGTCTGGAACAAGCCAGACAATATTAGCATCTGTGTATGGGAGCAATGTTCAATCAAACCCTTTGACTCAACCTCTATCAACAGATTCTGGTGGTCAGGTTTCTGCTTATCTACCTAATGGTGTCTATGACATCAAGTTAGTACAGACGAGCGGACTTGTTCAGTTGATTCAGGATGTCCTCTATAACGATCCTGAAGATAGTACATTCGAACTTAATGCGGTTGTAAATGAAGGTACTGGTGTTGGTATTTTCGACAAGATTATTGGAAGTTCCATAAATCTGAAAAGTTTGGTTGCTGGTGGGAATGTCCAACTTTCTGATATTGGAAATGGGAACATCGTCATTTCTGCAAATCCTAGCACCGTCAATGGTATTGTTGCTGGACAGAATATTCAGGTCAGCACAAATTCTGGTGTTGTAACAATCTCTTCCCCTAATGGTGGAACTGTTACTGGTGGATCATCAGACGGTTCTGGTGTATCTGTCTATAGTCCAGTTTCCAGCACATCAACAAATCTACATTTCAAGAGTTTGGTTGGTGGAAATAATGTTGCCGTTTCTGATAATGGTGTCGGTGGTATTGTCATCTCGACTGTCATTCCGAGTGGAACTGTTGTTGGTGGCTTCAGTGAAGGATCAGGTGTTGCTGTATTTGATGCACCACATAGCACATCATCACAGTTGGCATTCAGAACACTAGCAGCTGGTGCAAATATCTCTATCACTCAACAGAATGATGGAACACTGACAGTATCGTCTATAGCCGGCACAGGAACTGTTACAGAAGCTGTCAATGAAGGGGCTGGTGTTCCTGTATTCGACTATGAGAATAGTACAGCAACAACATTAGCCTTTAAGAGCATTGCAGCTGGAAGCAATGTTGAGATATCTGATAGTGGCAATGGAACTATATTTGTCAATTCCACAAATACTGGTGGAACTGTTGTTGGTGCTGTATCTGTTGGTTCTGGTGATCCATTATATGATTCAAGCTTGAGTGATGCATCTACTATTGCGATCAAGTCAATAGCAACTTCTGGTATTGTTACTCACACAGATGCAAATGGATTATTAACAATTTCAGGACAGGCAATCCAATCAGGTGTATCAGAAGGAATAGGCGTCTCTGTTCTAGATTCAACAAATAGCACTTCATCTCAGTTGAAGTTTAAGAGCATTGCAGCTGGAGAAAATGTATCTGTAGTTGATAATGGTTCTGGAACTGTCACAATCGCTTCTAGCAATCCGGGTGGAACTGTTGTTGGTGCTGAAACTCGTGGAACTGGTGTTGCTGTCTGGGATTTTTCAGCGACGACAGCACAGGTTCTTGCATTCAAGACATTGCATGGAAGTTCAAATCTTAACATTGTTGATGATGGTGATGGAAATATCACCCTTTCAGCACTAACAGGTGGAAGTGTTCTAGGTGGTGAGAGTGTCGGAACTGGAAATGCAGTCTATGATGCTTCTGCATCTAGTTCTTCAACAATTGCCATTAAGAGTGTTGCTGCTGGATCAAATGTTACAATCGTAGACAATGGAGCAGGAACACTCACATTCAACTCAACAGCCTCTGGTTCATTGACTGGTGCCGAAAATGTAGGAACAGGAACTGGCCTATTCGACTCTTCAGCATCTTCGTCTAGTACATTAGCCTTCAAGAGTATTGCTGCAGGCTCTAATATCACTGTCACAGACAACGGAACAGGAACTGTTACGTTGTCATCAACTGCGTCTGGTGGTGTTACCAGCGCCTCTTCAGAAGGCTCTGGCGTCCCTGTTTTCGATAGTGCGAATTCTACTTCTTCAAATCTAGCTTTCCGTTCAATCAAACAAGGTACGTGGACATCTGTCACAAATGATGGTTCTGGAGATGTAGTTGTTGATGTCCCAGATGTGACTGTTATTACCATGAGTTCAGAAGGAACTGGTATTTCTATTTTGGATGCTGCTAGCACTGCAACCAATATTCTTTTGAAGAGTGTTCTGGGTGGTTCTGGAATAACTGTAACAGATGATGGTATTGGTGATATTGTTGTTTCTAAGACCCCATCTACAGTGAGAGCAGTCACAGCTACAACTGATACAATACTTGCTACAGATGATAAAAATACAGTCACGTACAACTCAACATCGGCTATTGCTACTACATTACCGGACAATGCTACAACTGCAGGACTGGTTGTGGGATTTACTATTGATTATGCGATCATAAACACCGGACAGGTTACATTTTCTATCCAAGGTTCAGATGTCTTGATTTTTTATAGTCCAACATCTGCTACATCTCCTGTTACAGTAGGTAAAGGCGTAGGAGGAAAGGCTAAAATTGTAGCTATTGATGGTAGCAACAATAGAACTTGGGTAGTTACTGGAAACTTTGTTTAATGTCACAACCATCAATTTCCTTCAAAACAATTGGTCCAGTCAAATATCCTTTAAATTATAAGACAGCTGTTCTTAATGACAATCCACTTCTCTATGCACCACTAAACGAAGCTGTTGGTGCTACCACAGCTATCAATCTAGGATCATTAGGTGGAACTCTATCTTATCAAGGTTTCAATATTGCTATCGCTCAAGCACCACTTCGACAAGGCGATAGCACAAGCAAAAGTTATTACTTCAACAGTGCATACTTACAGTATCCAAGCACAACACTAGGAAATTTGGTTGATGATTTTACTGTTGAATGTTGGGCAGTCATTTCAGGTGGTGGTGAAGCAATGCATGGATTGTATTCTAACGATGGAACACAGGGCAACTCTTGGTTATTATATAAGGATTCTAATGGGATAGAGTCTAGTTATAATTTTACAAATGAAGACAACAATAGTGCCGGCGACACCAGTATGAATAGTATCTTTGGCGCATCGGCCAGTACAGTTGTGGTACTTTTAACAGTATATTATAAATTGGGTGGTCCTTCACGCTTTACAATTAATGGTATGGACGTGACTCAAACTGTTGTTTACGGTGGTGGCATGAACGGAAGTCAACTTGGATTTACTTTTGGTTATTCTACACACGCTACTGGGTATGGACCAACACCAAATGATCTTGTTGGTAGTGCATCTGACATCGCAATTTACACCGGCGATCCGGGTTTAGAACGAGCACAAATCAAATATGGAATAGGTATTGGTGGTGGAGATGGATTTAGTCAATATTACTTTGTGACTGATTCAACATATTTAACTTCTTCACAGAATAAAATTATCACAAATAATATGGGAAATTCCACTCAGAATGAGAGTTATACAATTGCAAGGTCTATTAGATCAGGTTCATCCAAACAATATTTTGAGGGTATATATAAAACAAAAGTAGCATCACCATATGTTAATGAATTTGCTTTTGGATTTAGTCAATGTATTCCTGCTTTTCTGGGAGCATCAACAACAAGTCAAAATGTCCCCTTAGGAGGTTCTCCATCGAACTTAAGTCAATATTCGTATACATCTGATGGAAACATTTATGGAAATAATGTGTTATTATCTTCTGGAAATCCAACCCTGAATCAAGGAGATGTTGTTGGTTGGAACATTGACTTTGTTAATGGATTTGCTTGGGTATCGGTGAACGGAACACAAATTGGTGTTGGGGCAAATCCAGTCACTGGGGCAAATCCAAATATTACATTCACACCAGTTTTACCTGCAAATGGTGTAATTAGTACATATTATCCAAGTGTAAGTACATATACACAAGGTACAGAAGTTCAGATAGCATTAATTTCATCTGACTATAAGTATGCACCAGCTTCTGGTTTCTCTGCTTTTCAGACTGTAGCAACGGCATAACCATGACAACTTCACTTTCTTTCAACTTATTGGGAAATATCAATTTAGTTGTACCTCATAATGGGTTCAATCCATTACAGACAAGTTCTAACATGGTATTATCGAATGGAAATAGAACCTTAACTGGATTACCAACTGGTTCTACATGGGCAACTAGCCTTAGCTTAACTGGGCACAATTCAGGAAAATATTACGCTGAGTTGGCATGGGATGATAATAGTTCATTTACAGCATTTGGTGTAGTTCCTGTTGGATATCCACTTAGTGGCAATAATCCGGGCAGTTTGGCAAATAGTTGGGGAATACAAAGCAAATTTAATGCTGGTGGTGATGTAAATTTGTGGCTCAATGGGGTATTTTCTAATGTAGCATATTCAACAGGTATATTAGCAGGCAAATTGGCTATCGATTTTGGTACAGGGAATGGATGGCTTGGAACAGATTCTACATGGATAAACAGTGGTGATCCTGAGACCGGATCAAATCCAACATTTACATTCACACCGGGAACAATGTTGTATCTGGCTGGCTCCATGTTAAATCCAAATATTGAAGTGATTACATTGAATAATTATTCTAGTGAATTTCTACAGACTATTCCTAGTGGATTTAATGCTTGGTCCTAACTATAAATACACACGTAGTAACCTTCAATCACATAGGAGTATTTATCATGGCAAATGAAACAACCACACCAGCACCAGCAGTTGTAAACGCCGTTCAGGCAGCAGTCGTAACTGCAAAGACAGACGTATCCAAGGCAGCAGCAGACGTAACAGCAGCTGTGCATGATGCAACTGGATTCTGGGCAAGCATCAAGGCCCACCCAGTGACTTCTGGCGTTCTAGTAGCAATCGGCGCAATTGTCGGTGGATTTGTCGTTCACCTAGTCTAAAGAACTCAGTCTAAAAGATGTCAATACCTCGTACCAGAGATGAAATGAAAGCTTGGGTGTATCGCGCACTCGGGCAACCTGTTATCGAGGTAAACATCTCAGAAGACCAAGTAGAAGATGCCATTGATGATGGTCTAGAGTTTTGGTATGACTATCATTACGAAGCTACTCAGAAAATTTATATTGCCCACATGTTGACGGTGGATGATATCAATGAAAAGAGAATACAGCTGGACAAGAGCATCATGAACGTCACCAGAGTTTTTAAATTTACTGGCGATGCAAACTTTGGCAGTCCAGATGATATTTTCAATGTGGACTATCAACTTCGTCTCAATGACCTTTGGGACTTGACTTCCGTCAATCTTTCTGGGTATGTCATTGCACGCCAGTATATTTCTTTGATCGATGATCTTTTGAATAGTGATATTCAGGTCAGATTTAAACAGCATGAGGGTATCCTGAGACTGGATTACTCTTCAATGAATATGTTTCCGGGCTGTTACATCATGATCGAGTGTTACCAGAAAATGGGATACGCTTCTTCATATCAGGATGGTTATGATCCCGGTCCCGGTCCTAATAGTGTTCCTAGCCCCGGATCGGTGCCTGTGACGAATACAGACCCTACTAGAAGTATCTGGAATGACCGTATGCTCAGAAAGCTCTGTGCGGCCTATGCGCGACTCAGATGGGGTAGGAATCTTGGAAAGTTTGAGAACGTTGCTCTTCCGGGTGGCGTCACAGTCAATGGTGGAAAGATCATGGCTGATGCTAAGGAAGAAATTACAGAGTTGGAAGCTGATTTTATTCGTCGCTTCCAAGGCCCTGATGAGTTCTGGATCGGTTAAGATTTGTAAAGTTCCTAAATAAAGGTGCCTGTCGCGGTTTACTAGACCCACAGGCTCTACTTTACTTTCTTTAGGAGGATTAGCAGCATGAATATTTATTTGTCTCAAGTCTGTCTTTTGGCACTTGATAACGAACATACAGCATTATACTACAAACTAGTCACTGAATGTTTGAATCGCACCATTCCATCAGAATATATAGAACGTCATCATATTCTTCCAAAATCATTTAAATTGGGTGGGGAGATAGATAAAACAAATCTCGTACATTTTACATTTGAAGAACATTTTCGTGCTCATGAAGCACTTTCTAAAATGTTTAGTGATATTCGTCTAAGAAAGAAAATGGAACATGCGCTTGGTTATATGCAAAAGGATAAACATGGAAATCGAATCTTAACTGCTGAGCAATATTCCATCGCATGTGAGGCAAAGAGAAATGCTCAATCAGGACATGAACATTCTGAAGAAACTAAGAGAAAAATAGGATCAAAACACTTAGGAATGAAACGATCCGATGAAACATGTAGAAATATTGGCGATGCTAAAATTGGTATGAAACATACTGATGCGACAAAATTTATTATTTCTAGGACTCACAAAGGTAAACCAAAATCAGAAGAACACAAAGCTAAGATGAGAAAGCCTAAATCTCCTGAACATAAAGCAAAACTTGTTGCCAACCTTAAATACCTCAATAGTAAACGAGTTAATTTAATTGACAGTCAATCCATACTTCAAAGATAGTTTTTCATCACCAGCTGATCAAAGGCTTATCCAAAATTTGAACAATGAGTCCTTAAAAGCAAAAGGACGAGATATTCTATACATACCACGAGAATTGGTCGCATTTGATCGCTTGTATGGAGAAGATAAACTTTCCCACTTTGAGAGATATTTTTCAATAGAGATGTATATTGAAAATTTCACAGGTTTTGGTGGACAGAGGGAATTTATTTCAAAATTTGGTCTTGAAATCAGAGATGAAATAACTTTAGTCGTTTCTAAGGAACGTTTCAATGATGAAGTAGTTTCAAAATATCCAACACCATATATTTTAAGACCGCGTGAAGGGGATTTGGTCTATTTTCCATTAGATGAATCATTGTTTGAAATAACATTTTGTGACAATAAAAGCGTTTTTTACCAGTTAGGTAAACTGTTCAATTATCGTATCTTCTGTAAAAGATTCGAACTCGCTGCAGAATCTTTCAACACAGGCGTCAACAAGATCGATCAACTTCAATCCACAGTCGGAAACACGACTCAAATTGGAATCACCACACCAAGTTCATTGGTCAACGTCACTCTTGTTCTGGTCAATATCGGACTCACACAAGCTTCATTCAAAGCTGGAGAAATGGTCTATCAGGGTCCAACACCATTGAATGCGACATGGTCAGCTACGGTTGTTAATTTCGCACAATCAACAAATGTGTTGATTGTGAACAATGTCAAAGGTGAAATTGATAACACAGATGCCATTAATGGTGTCACATCTGGTGCTGTGTATGCAGTCGTTCCAAACTATGAAGGAGCTATCACAGAGCCTAGCAACACCACTGATCCAGCAGAGCAGAATACAGATTTTGTCAATTTCGATCAGACTGGAAACATCGTTGACCCAACCAATAATCCATTGAGCTTTTAAATGTCAGTCCTATTAAAAAATTTCTATTATCACTCATTGATGCGTAAGTACGTCACCGCATTCGGTGTTCTCTTTAGCCATATGCAGGTAGTAAGATTCAATGATGATGGATCAGAGAATAATCGTGTTGTTGTTCCGATCAAATATGGTCCAAAGGAAAAATGGGCAGTCAAGACCATTGAAGACCCTGATCTGGTAAGGACTAAAGCTATTGTCCTTCCTAGAATGGCATTTGAGATGATCGGATTTAAATATGATTCTAGCAGAAAGCAGCCGACAACTACTTATACATCATTCACACCATTCCAAGGTGATGCTACTCAATATAAATCTGCATCATTGATGTATTCACCGGTTCCTTACAACATTGAATTTAATTTGTACATCCTGACTAAATCTGTTGATGAAGCTTCTCAGATTGTCGAACAGATTCTTCCAATGTTTGCACCAGATTTCACTCTGACGATGAATACAGTTCCAGAGATGCAACAAGTAGCAACCATTCCGATCTTGCTAGAAGCAGTAGAAGGTTTGGACAACTGGGATGGTGCATTCACAGAGCGTCGAGAAATTATATGGACACTCAGGTTCCAGATGAAGGCATATTTCTATGGACCAATCAGAAATGGAAAACCAATCATCACATCAGCAACTATCAATTTTGTGAATGGTTCTGGTGCTGTCGTTGATTCTATCACAACATCAGCTGCTCCCGATCAGGAACAAAACAGCAGTGATGCAGTGAGATGGATAGGGTTTGATCCTGTTCGGGAACATAATGATCCGACTGATCCATTTGGTTTTATAGACTAAATTACAAAATTGATAAATAATATCTATGAGCAACATTGATGACATTATAGTCAACCCATCTGTGATTCAAAAAGAGACTGACAAGACCCTCAGAACCTTGTTGGATATTCCTGTTCATATGCCTGCTGTTTTGGTGGAAAATTCTCTTCTTCCAGTCAATCAAACAGCCATTTCTCAGGATCAGTTTGACAAGATGGTTGACGAAGACTTCTTCTCAGCCAAGGAGAACGTCAAGACGCTACTGGACAAGGGTAAGTCGTCCCTGAATGCTCTCATCCTGCTTGCTGGCGCTAGTGACAATCCTAGAGCCTATGAGGTGGTTGCAACTCTCATCAAGACACTGTCCGAAGTCAACAATGACATGATGGGTCTCCATAAGAAGAGGAAAGAGGCTAAAGAAGTCAAAGAAGCACCAACAAAGAATACTACCAATAACAATCTCTTTGTCGGAAGCACAGAAGATGCTCTAAAAATGCTCAACAAAGATAAAGAAATTGATGAGGAAACATTTTGATGGAAGTCGTCCAGAAATTCTATAACGGTAATCAGAATCTGATGAGAGTTGGTTCAAAGTTCACTTGGACCAAGGATATGCTGGAAGACCTAGAACGATGTGAAAAAGACATCGTCTATTTTGCAGAGAAACATTTCAGAATCGTCCATGTAGACGAGGGGTTGATAAAGCTTCATCTGTATGATTTCCAAAAGGAAGTTCTAAAAGATTCTGTCACCAACAGAAACATGGTCTTGAACGCGGCACGTCAGGTTGGTAAGACGACCATCGCAACTGTCATTATTCTTCACCATTGTCTATTCAACAAACAACGAAGAGTGGCACTTCTAGCCAACAAGGCAGAAACAGCGCAAGAAATTCTTGATCGTATCAAACTTGCTTATGAATACCTTCCTGCACATTTGAAAGGTTCTATCTTGAAGTGGAATGAAAGAACCGTTGAATTTGGAAACAAGAGTAAGATCATAGCTGCAGCGTCATCTTCCAGCAACATTCGTGGTAAAACTTGTGTATCCGGCGACACTATTATTACAGTAAGAAATAAAAATACTAGAATAATTGAAAATATTTCAATTTCTGAGCTTACAAATCGCATAAATACTACGTCACCAATATACAATGAAAATGAACATAGTAACCCAGAAAGAATTTTACACAGTCTATCAGACAACCAATCTCATAAACAAGAAGATTTATGTTGGATTTCATTCAACTGATTTTATTGAAGATGATTACTATGGCTCTGGAAAACTAATCAAGCGTGCTATCTTAAAATATGGAAATGAAAACTTTAAGAAAGAAATTCTTTTTACATTTGACAATAGAAATGAAGCTGAACTTAAAGAAGCTGAAATAGTAGATATAGATTTTGTTCTTAGAGAAGACACATACAATCTATCATTAGGTGGTAATGTTTGTATTTTATATGGAGAAAATAACGGATTTTATGGGAAGAAACATACATCAGAAACATTGGCTAAAATTCAAGCATCTCGTAATGATACATTTGAAAGTCGTGGATATGGTGTATTAAATAAATTTCATTGTTTCTTAGATGGGATTGAATATTTTAATCTAACAAGTGCTCGTCTACATAATGGAAAGAATAAAATAGGTAAAATGGTTGTTGCTATGTGTGGCGATCCATCTAATGATTGCTTATTTGTTGATGAAGAAATGCAAAATTTTGCATGTGTTGTGTTTGAACAAAGAAGACTTCGTGCCATTGAAATACGAAAACTTCGTCAGAGTCAAGCATCACAAAGATTTAAAGGTGTTCCAAAAAGTCAACATCAAAAAGAGTTGATGAGTAAAATTATGACAGGGAGATACTGTCCTTGGGTACAATTAACAAATAGAAATCCAGAAAAGATTAGAAAAACAGCAGAAAAACACAGAAATATAGAACGTACTCCAGACTGGTGTGAAAATATTGGAATTGGTAGAAGAGAAGCTATAAAAGAAAAGAAGCAAGCTGGTTTATGGAAACCAAGTACTTTTAAGGGATTTTATATCACACCACATGGAAGGTTCACAACGACATTGGATGCATCATTATCAAGTGGTGTACACATTGCAGTAATTTACGAAAGATGTAAGGTTAAGACTGATAACGCCATAAAAAGAAACGAAGATAAAGCATTGATCGGGAAAACATGGAGAGAATTGGGGTGGTATTTTGAACCTATACAAAAATGACGAATATGAGATTTTAACACCAAACGGGTTCAAAGACTTTGATGGTGTTTCTGTGTGCATAAAAGAGGCTCTCTCTTTTCAACTTAACGAAGAGAAATTAACCGCTACAGCTGATCATAAAATTCTTTTGGATGAAATTTGGACAGAAGTTCAAAATCTACCAGTAGAAATAACTTCTGTTGGTAAGATTGAAGTTTATGATCCAATAAATGTTCGTGATGGAAGTTCTTATATTTCGAATGGGTTGGTCAGTCATAACTGTTCAATGATCTATATCGATGAGCAAGCATTTATTGAAGGATGGATCAAGTTCTCTACTTCCGTTCTGCCTACTATTTCATCTGGTAAGAAGACAAAGCTTCTATTCACCAGCACACCACAAGGTTACAACCACTTTCATAAGTATTGCATAGAAGCTCAGAGAGGAACCAACGGTTTCAAATACTTTGAAATCCCATGGTTCATGGTTCCGGGTCGAGATGAGGCTTGGAAGAAGAAGGTCATGAGCGATTTGAATAACGATGAACAGTTATTTGCCCAAGAATATTCCTGTTCATTTTTAGGCTCTGTCCTAACCCTCATCGCCACCAACAAATTGAAGTCAATGGTCTATTCCATACCTCAAGTCAATTCGACTGATGAGGTAAAAGTCTATGTTGAGAATATCAATCCATATTCAACATATATTCTACCAGCAGACGTGAGTCAAGGTAAAGGTCTGGACTATCACGCATTCTCAGTGATTGATATCAGTCAACAACCCTATGAACAGGTAGCCACGTTCAGAAACAACATGTGTTCACCATTGGAATATGCTGAAATCATCTACAGGACAGCCAAGAAATTCAACAATGCTTATGTCCTGATCGAACTGAATGATCTTGGTGGACAGGTAGCCAACTCTCTAGCAATCGATCTTGAGTATGAAAATTTGATCTACTCAATGTCAAAAGGAAGACTAGGACAAATCGCATCTCTGTATCAGGAGAAAGCAGAACCGGGTGTCAAGACATCAATAACAACAAAAGCTGTTGGTTGTAATATGTTAAAATTGATGGTAGAGAAGGATGTCCTACACATCGTTGATGCTGACACTATTGATGAATTAACAACATTTGTCAGATCAGATAAAGCTAGAGGATCATTCTGTGCTCAAGAAGGAAAGCATGATGATACTATCACACCTCTATTCTTGTTTGGATGGTTGACTAACAATACTCTGTTCACTGATCTTACCAATGTTGAAATGAGAACACAACTGAGAGAACAGAGTATCAATGAGATTGAATTGATGTCATCACCTATTGGTCTGATCAATGGTGGTAGTAGTGATGGTGGTATGGGTACTGTAGATAGGAATGTATGGGAACCATATGTACAAGATAGTGGTTCTCAACATCCTGATAGATTCAATCAATATGATGACAACATCCATGAGAAATTCGATTCCAACGTATGGGAACGCTGTTAACAAATTCCCGGTATTAATAATCTATTAATAGTTCTATTCGGAGGACACCTGATTGTAGCATGCCAATTTCAGGATGTCAATGTTTCAGATTCCAAGATTATCACTGTTTATAGAAGCTTGATATTCAAGAGTTTTAGTTGCACAATAGACAATCACTATCTAGGTATATCATGGCAATAACAAAACGCAAGTCAACTATCATTTCAGAAAAGACAGCAAAACCGAAATCCGATAAGTCTACTCATTATGTTGACAATGAGAGGTTCTTTCGTGAGTTGTTAATCTGGCAGGCAGAAGCAGAACTTGCAAGCCGAGAAGGGAGACCTGTTCCAAAGGCTTCTGAATACATTGGTGAATGTATCATGAAGATTTGTCAGCGTCTAGCGACTCTTCACTACTTCCGTGGTTATACCTATGTGGATGAATTGGTTCTCAATGCAGTAGAGAACTGTGTCAGGAAGTTAAAGAATTTCGATCCGGGAAAGACATCCAATCCATTTTCTTACTACACCCAGATTGCATATTTTTCATTCATCGGAACAATCGATAATGAGCGTAACGAAGCCTATGTCAAGTACAAGTCCATAATCCAGCGTCTGACGAGTTCTGAACTAGCCAATAGCCCAGATGACATTACTGCAGTCCAAGAGCACGCCATGGACAACGTAGAGCTTCAGATAGGGCATCTGGAAGAATACATCAAAGCTTTTGAAGACAAGAAGCTTGCTCGAAAGGCTTCTAATAAGAGTAAGAAAAAGAAATCGAAAGATGAAGTGTTATCTCTAATGGATGATGTTATCGAGAGAAAGACTGAACTTAAAGGTGGAAGTGATATAATCAATCTGTTTGATTTAGCCAACAAAGCTACCTTTAGGAAGGGGAATAATGAAGAAAATAAGTTGGAAAATTTGTTACAATGAATGATTTGAAATCTAAAAATATTAAAGCAATGAGTTTGGCAACAATCGGTTGGAAATTATGCAAATAGCACTTATTTCAGATGTCCATTTTGGTGCAAGATCAGAAAATGATCGAATAGCTGAACATCAAAAAAAATTTTTTAGGGATGTGTTTTTTCCATATTTGATAAAGTATAAAATTGATACCATATTCATTCTGGGTGATGTTTTCGAGCGCAGAAAATATATTAACTTTAAATCACTATATCTAGCAGAAAAAATGTTTTTTAATCAAGCTCTAGAGCTTGGATTAAAACTTCATGTGATGATGGGAAATCACGATGTGGTATCTTATGATACTAGTGAGATAAATTCTATAGATTTGTTACTTGAAAAATATAGTAATGTAATCAAGTATACTGATAAACCGACTGAGGTTAAGTTTGACAACCTCTGGATCGGTGTATTACCATGGATCACATCAGAAAACAGAGATGTAAGTCTTAACTTTTTGAGGTCATGCCTATGTCCGATTATTTTTGGTCACTTCGACATCAACGGATTCGAGATGAATCCGGGAATAGAATGCAAGAATGGAGAAGACCCGATGATCTTTTCCAGATACGAAGCCGTCTATACAGGCCATTATCACAAGAAGTCGAGCAAGGGAAACATCCACTATCTAGGGTCTCAGTACGATACCGACTGGAATGACTATGGTGTCGGAAAGTATTTTCATGTCCTTGACACAGAGACCAAGAAATTGACTGCAGTCGAAAATCCAAACAAACTGTTTGTCAAGATTTATTACAGAAATGGTCTGGTAGAAAGTAATGTGGATATCTCGGGAAAGTTTGTCAAGCTGGTTGTTCTTGAGAAAGGTGATATCATAGCTTTCGACAAATGTGTCACTACACTCAAAGATCAACACCCAGAATCTTTCTCTGTCATCGAAAATTTGATAGAAGGTGAGGAAGGAAGTGTCAGTGTTGAAAATAAACCAATCTATACGATCATGGATGACTATGTGACAGAGATGAAGAATATCACAGCCGAGCATAAAGAATCAGTCAAGTCTCTTTTGAAAGACTTGTATGTCGAAGCTATTGCAGCAGGCTCATAATGACGTTCGCTGTCACTTTCAAATCGATCACCATAAAAAACTTCCTCTCGATTGGCAACACACCAATTCGATATGAGCTTGATAGTGGAAAGAAGATTCTTATCACTGGTGTCAATGGAAACGGAAAATCCATTCTTCAAGAGGCACTGATCTTTGCTTGCTTTGGTGTGTCTTATCGCAAGATCAATAAACCACTTCTGGTTAACTGGTTCAACAAGCGTGACTGTCTTGTCACACTAGAGCTTGAGTCTGGTGGAAATACCTATGTGATTGATAGAGGTATTGCACCAAACATTTTCAATATCGATTGTAATGGAAAGAGAGTAGATTCTCAGACTTCGATAGGTGAGCTTCAGAATTGGTTTGAAACCAATGTCCTCCACATGAACTATCAGACTGCGGTTCAAGTTGTGGTTTTAGGCTCTGCCAACTACACACCATTCATGAAATTGGAAGCGGCCAAGAGACGTGAGTTGGTCGAAAATCTTTTGGACATTACAGTCTTCACAACCATGAACAAGTTGTTGAAGCAAAGGATTGATGCCAACAAACAAGAAATTTTGAGTCGCAAGACAGAACAACAGACCAAGTTGAAGTTTCTTGAGAGCATGGAAGTCATGAAGACTTCTGCACTATCTGAAAAACAGGCTGAGTTGGTGTCATGGAAACAGAAAGGTCTTGACCTTATTCAACAACGTTCTAAATTGTTGGCTCTCATAGCTACTAGAACACCACTAGGAGACTCTGAAACAACTCTCTCTGGCGCTCTGAGCACAGCTGTAGGGGATAGGCGCGCACTACAGATTGCGCGTGATTCGCTCGTAAAGAGATTGGAATTTTTTGGAAAGACAAATGTTTGCTCTGAGTGTTCACAGAAAGTCCCTCATGATCACTCGGAAAAGATGCGTGCCACTCTCATGGGAGAGTTTGCTTCTGCTGAATTTGAGATTGGTGAGTTAGAATATCGTGAAGAAGAAATTAAACGACAGCTAACGGAAATTGGTCTACAGAAGAATATCATCAGAGGTGATGAAGTCGCACTGAATGCTCTTAACACAGAACTAGATTCTGTCAAGAGATTTGCCGTCAAGACCATAGAAGAAATTCAGAAGATCGAAGCAGCTTCTAATGATGGAGTTTCAGGACAGATTGCCAAACTGAAAGAAGAGTTGATTCAGTTGGACGAGCAGCTGAAGATTAATGTACTCACGACTATTAAGCATGACACTACCGCTCTTCTATTGAAGGATAACGGAATCAAGGCTGCAGTCATCAAACAGAGTATTCCTACTATAAATTCTCTGATAAATCAATACTTGAACAAATTTGAGTTTCATGTTAGATTTGAGTTTGATGAAAATTTCAATGAGACGATCACTGGAACTGGATACAAAGACCTAGTCTATAACTCATTCTCCATGGGACAGAGGTTTCGTGTTGATCTTGCTATGATTTTTGCGTTCAGGGATGTGGCTCGAATGAATGCTAAGGCAGATTGTAACGTCGCCGTACTTGATGAAATTATGGATGGCTCCATGGATGCCAAGGGAGTTGATGACATGCTCGATATTATTTCTAGGTGCTTAGAAGATCATACGGTCTTTATCATCAGCCATAAGAACGACATTTCTACTGAAAAATTTGATGAGCATTATCATGTTGATATGGTCAATGGGTTTACAAAGATAGCCAAAGTCTGATCCGACGAACGGTAGTTGTTGAATTCTAAATTTTGTTTTATACTAGTTTCACAGTATCTAAACCAAACGGAGAACTCAAATGTCTGAATATCGTGAGAAGTGGTTGTCTGATCTGATCGTCGCTCTGGTTCCTCATTTTGCTGACCATGGCTACAATATCAAACCAGAAGACATTCGTGTTTCCTGTGGTTTTCCGGGTGGTGGTAGCAAATTCCGTCGCATCGGTGAGTGTTGGTCTGCAGGTTCTTCTGAGGACAACAAAGTCCAGATTTTCATCAATCCGATTCTGGATGACAAGCTGAAGGTTGCTGAAGTTCTGGTCCATGAACTCTGTCATGCTGCGGTTGGTGTCAAGGAAAAGCATAATGGCATCTTTGGTAAGTGTGCTCGTGCTGTAGGTTTGATGGGCAAGCTTCGTTCCACGACCGCGACCGATGAACTAAAGTTGAAGCTCGTTGAGCTGTCGATCCGATTGGTGAATATCCTCATGGCGCAATGAAGATCGTGCAACGTATCAAGGGTCCGTACAATGTCATGGTCAAGGCTCATTGCTCTTCCTGTAGCTATGAAATCAAGGTTCCGAAAGGCTGTGAGGTAATGCCAGTATGTGGTCAGTGTGGTGATGACTTCGTCAAGGGAGCACTGTGATGTTAAGTGATGATCGTGACGCAAGACGTTGGCAAACACTCATGAATTTGATTGATGAAGGAAAGGTCAGTGTTATCTTCGAAGATAGACTGAATACCATTGATGGTGGTGAAATTCTCACTGATTGTGGCGATGTTTCTGACGCCATTGATGATTGGTTAATTTTGTAAGGCCCCGTAGCTCAGTTGGAACCTATGGTATATCAGGTAGATAATAGATGCTAAAGATATTTTAGGATTTTTAGACATAGGACTCTTCTTGAGGAATCAAAACAAAAGTTTATGTAAAGCTATAGATTTGCATGAATTAGTAGTCGAGGGGAATCATCTAAGTGTAAGAGCAGCACCCTTCTAAGGTGAAGGTCGGTGGTTCGAATCCATCCGGGGTCACAAAATTAGCTGATAGACGGTACTTGTTGAATTTTAAATTTCGTTTATAATAGCTCCACAGTCAGAAACGAACGGAGAACATAAATGGCAACCCTCAAAGATGTGATGCCGCATGAATTTATGGGTATTGAGTATGTTGATAGTCAAGCTCGTAAGTTTGCAGATGTTGAGGTCGTTTCTCAACATGGTTCAACTACTGACAATATACCTTGGATCGGTAAGCGTACAAATGTCTTTTACTGGGTGAAGCTTGCCAACGGCAAAGCGGTTGGTTGGAATGAAAGCCCCTCTCGTGGTTGGTCTTTTGAAGTTGTAAAATATTCATGACCTGTAATCTCGTCAGATATGGCAAAAAGTCTGATGCCGAACTTCACTTCATCATTCGTGATGCTCGTGAAGCCGCTAAGGCTCAGAAAGG